ATCACTAGCAAAAGAGGCTAGGAAATCAGGGCAGTTGACTGTTGCTTTAGGATGTATAAACTCAATGGCTAAAGTCGGTCAGGTAATGTCTTGAGCATACTCAACAAAGAAGGATCAGTTTTAGATCATATTGGCAGTAGATATGTTGATGTTGATACTGATGACTTATTGCATAGGATCAGGGCTGATTTACACCCACCGCAGCAACAGTTCTTTGACAACCAGAATGAAATAGTTGGGCTATCTGCTGGATATGGTGCTGGTAAGACAAGAGCTTTGTGTAGTATGGCTGTGAAGCTAGCAGCTATGAATATTGGATTTATTGGTGCTGTTATGGAACCAACTGCCCCATTGATTAGAGACATCTGGCAAACAGACTTTGAAATGTTCCTTGAGCAGTATGAGATTCCATACACTTTCAGAGCTAGTCCGCTTCCAGAATATACTTTGCATTTCAAGGAAGGCGACAGCAAACTGTTATGTAGATCCTTTGAAAACTGGTCAAGAATAATTGGTCTGAACCTTTCTCATGTACTTGTTGATGAAATAGATGTTGTATCTCCAACTATTGCCGACAAAGCTTTCCCAAAGATACTGGGACGACTAAGGGCTGGTAATGTTAGGCAGTTTTGTGCAGCTAGTACACCAGAGGGATTTAGGTGGTTATATAACACATTTGGTACGGATCAAGCTAAAGAAAGAAGTGATAGGCAGCTAATCAAAATGAGGACTCAGGACAACCCACATCTGCCTAGTGATTTCATTGAACGTATGCAAGCCAACTATGATCCATCAATGTTACAGGCTTATCTCAATGGTGAGTTTATCAATCTAACTACAGGTCAGGTATATGATCGCTTTACCAGAGAACAGAATGTTACTACTGTCAAGCCAGAAATAGGACTTGAGCCATTAAGAGTTGGCATGGACTTCAACATAGGCAACATGAACGCAGTGATTGGCATTGTACAAAATCAAAAATTGTTAATATTTGACGAAATTAGTGGTAGTCACGATACAGATAGCATTGCCCAAGAGATCAAAGCCAGATACCCTATGAATAAGATTTACATATACCCAGATGCAAGTGGAGGCAACAGAAGTACTAATGCAAGTCAGACGGACATTCAGATTCTTGAAGGATATGGGTTCAGCAATCAAAGCCCACGCAGCAACCCACCAGTCAGAGACAGGATTTCTGCCGTACAGGCTTTACTATGTAACGGCAAAGGGGAAAGCCGTTTACAAATCCATGCCAGTTGCAGAAAGCTGATTGAATCAATGGAACTTCAGTCATACAACGAAAAGGGAGAGCCTGATAAAGAGTCCGGCTATGACCATATGGCTGATGCTGTTGGTTATTTGATATGGCGTGAGTTCAATCCATTATTTGCAAGGTCGGGCAAACCTACAGGGATTAGAATATATTAAGATCATGGTATTATTGAGGCAAAACTGTGTATAGCTCACTAAATATTTACAATCAACCTGTAACCGTAGCTCCTACAACAGTTGTCAGCCCTAATGCGGCATATCAACGCATGGCTCAGTTCTGGGATTTGATAGCAGATTTGAAGGAAGGTACATATAAAATTAGATCAGAGCATAGGAAATACTTGCCTCAGTTAGAAAGAGAAGTAGATGACAGCTATGACCGCAGACTTGCAAGGTCAACAGTAGTCCCATATCTTCAGAGAATAGAAAAGATGTTGTCAGGTATGCTGGTCAGAAAGCCAGTCAGACTTGATGATGTGTCTGATCTGGTGAGAGAACAGTTGTTTGATGTAGACCTTGAAGGAAATGATTTGAACATCTGGCTTTATCAGACAGCAAGAACAGTCATATCGTTTGGGCATTGTGGTGTTTTGGTAGATGCACCAAAGGAAGGTGAGAAGGCAAGGCCATACTGGGTAACATATAAGCCATCGGATATTTTAGGCTGGAGAACTGAAATCATAGATGGGGCAAGGGTACTCACACAAGTACGTTTGTTGGAAAAGGTTGTTGAGCCAGATGGAGCCTATGGTGAGAAAAACATAACACAGGTCAGAGTGTTAGAACGTGGCAGATATGAGATTCACAGGAAAGATGATAAAAAGGGCGAATATAAATTGTTTGAAGAGGGTGAAATGAGCCTTAAAGACAAGATTCCTTTTGCTGTTGCCTATTCCAACAGAGTTGGATTCTATGAAAGCCGAAGTCCTTTGTATGACATTGCAGAACTAAATCTCAAGCATTATCAGATTCAGTCTGACTTGGACAACATTTTGCACATCAGTTCTGTTCCATTGCTTGCAGTCTTTGGCTATCCAAATGCAGATGAAATAACAACAGGCCCTAGTGAGGCACTAGCTTTGCCACCAGAATCCAGAATGGAATACATTTCTCCATCAGGAGATAGCTATGACAGTCAGTTCAAAAGACTTGATGATATTAAGGAACAAATCAATACTTTATCGTTGGCCGCAGTCTTGGGTCAGAAGTTAGTAGGGGAGACAGCAGAGGCCAAGAGGATAGATAGATCGCAAAATGACAGCACAATGATGGTTGTTGCCCAGCAGATGCAAGACTTGATTGATAACTGCCTCAAGTTTCATAGCGAATATCTCAATGAACCTAATGCTGGAAGCAGCTTTGTGAACAGAGACTTTGTTTCTACCAGACTTGAACCACAGGAGATCCAGTCACTACTTGCATTGTTTACCTCTGGCACTATCAGTCAGGAAACATTATTGAATCAGTTATCGGCTGGAGAGATACTTGGTGATGATTTTGATGTAGAAGATGAAATTGAAACAACACAGAACGGAGGATTAACTGAAAGGGAGGAGCCACCAGCCCCAGCGGAGGAGCCAGCGGACACAGAGGACGAATGATAAATGTCCACTCCAGAGGTATTTTTTAGAGAAACTATTGATTTAGGTAGGTATAGTAATTCTGTTTCTAGGAAATTTGTCTCAACTTACAACGACATTATTGTTGCATCTGCTAAAAAGCTTAGACAGATTGATCTAAGACAACAGGCAGCGGCAGAAGGTGTAATTGTTGCACCACAAACTAGGAAAAGATTAAGAGCTATTATTGCTCAGTCAAAAACAAGTTTAAATACATGGGCAAAGACTACAACTAAAGAAATGACACAGGAGTTGCAGGGCTTGGCACTCTTACAGACTGATTTCATAAAGAATGAACTCCAAAAGGTAACAGCATCAGGCGATGTTCCTATCAATAGTGTTGCGGTCAGTCCAAAATATGCCGAATCGTTTGTTACTACTGATCCAACACAAGTCAATATTTTTACCAGTAAACAATTTACAGAAGATGATTTTGTAAAATTTGGCTCTGGTAAATTTGAACTGACTGCTAGGCAAGGAGCAGCGATTACTTTACCTAATGGTCAGACAGTTGAGAAAGCATTTAGAGGTATAGCAGAACGTCAGCAAGAGCAGTTAGCAAGACATATAAGGCAAGGTGTGTTCTCAGGAGAGTCAACACAGCAGATCGCAAGACGAATGATAGGTAGGCTTGACTTTGGACAGAAAGGAAATGTAAGACAAATTGCAGCGGCTGGTGGTGAGGTGACAAAGTTAGCTAATTATCAGGTAAGAACTATTGTAAGAACATCAATCAATCAAGTACAGAATCAGGCAAGTCAGGCGGTATATGCAGCAAATAAAAAGGTAAGTCCTAAATATGAATATGTTGCAACGCTAGACTCGAGAACAAGTGCGATATGTATGAGGTTAGATGGCCAAGAGTTTGAATACAACAAAGGGCCAACACCACCGCAACACTTTAATTGTCGATCTACTACTGTCCCTGTGGTTGACTTTGATGGTTTGCAAAAAAAATATCCTAACCTTGAAAAGCCGCCAGCAACACAGTTTGACACCAGACCATCAGCTACAGGCAGAGTACCGCAGGGAACATCATACGGAAACTGGCTATTAGATCAAGATAGAAAGCTTCAAGTCAAGACTTTAGGTAATGAAGGCAAGGTAAATTTCTTTAAAAAACTTGCAAAGAGAGAAGGTTCTGGACAGGCAGCTTTGCGGAAGATGATAAGAACAGACGGAAGCGAAAGAAGTTTAAAGGACTTGGAAAGATTGTATGGCAAACCTAGAGATATAACTATCAGAACAAAAACTCCCAAGCCTGTAGTTAAACCTGTGGCGTTTGAGAGAAGGCTAGTTGATTCAAGCCCAGATCAATTAAGGAAAGCTGGAAAAGAACTTATGGAAGAGGTAGGAGTATTAGATGTAAATAAACTTAAAAAATTAGATGCTGAATATGTAAAAACTGCAAAGGAGGCCGCTACAAATATGGCAGCCCTAGATAAATTTGATAAAGCCAAAAATGCTTATCTAAAATACAAAGAATCTTTTACAAATAGCCTTGAAAAACTTAGAAATAAAATGCTAGATACACCTTTGAATGATACACAAATAGATAAGTTTATTAAAAATGTAAAGATAACTACTTTTAACGCTGCACAAAAAACAGAACTGCGTGGTCAACTCAATGAGTATATAAGAATGTTTAACGGCAATGGATTTGTTGATTCAGCAAATGGAATACCAGCTATAACAAAAATTGGTAAGGCACAAAGAGCATCATGTAAATTTTGGGAGGGGTCAATGACTGCAAGTGCTAGAACAAGAAAAGTTGGTTCTAAGTTTTTAAATGTTAGAAAGGCAACTACTTTTCACGAAATATCGCATTCCGTAGAGGTGGCTAATCCAAAATTGAACAAATACTTGAACAAGTGGAAACTGGATAAAGGTTTTACAGATAAAGATAAAATTATTGATGCTATGCAAAATAAGAAAGCTTCTATTGTTAAAAAACCTACAGAAAAACTTGGAAAGCCTGTATATAAACTTGAGGACATACGAAGAGGCGGTTACAGAAAAGATGAAGTAGCCCTTGTAAATGAATATATCTCACCATATATGGGAAAGGTTTATGAGCCTTACGATTTTTCTAAATTTGGTATTACTTTAGATACTGAGCCATCTGAGGTTTTATCAATGAGCATAGAAAGATTTGCTGGTACAGAGTCAATGACAAAATTACTGATGCAACACCCCGATCTTTTTGAGATTGTTGTTGGTATGTCTAGGGCAACGGGCCTATAGGATAGCCTGACGGATAACTTTTTAATTCTTCAATAGCTTGTAACCTTGATTTCTCTGGGATTTCTACATTGTTAAATCCCACTGAATCCATAGCGGCACTGATAACGTCTGCAATGTCACAGTCATCTTTATCAAACAAATGACCATGAATACCATATAAGCCCATTTCGACATCATTATTCCAAAAATCAACAGCCCTTTGATTGCCAACAGCCTTTGCTGTTTGTTTAGAATGTTGAATTTCAATATCCCCTAGTGGGGTGGTGATAGTTATAGTAAGCATAGTTGTAGTTTAGTTATGCCCCTAAAAAAAGGCAAATCACAAAAGACTATCTCTGGCAACATACGTTTGCTGATGAAAGAAGGCAAGACATTAAAACAAGCTCAAGCAATAGCTTTATCAACTGCTAAAAAACGCAAAAGGAAGTAATATAAAGACAGCTACTTTTATTGTCATGCCTAAAGGTGTTGGATATGGCTCAATGAAGCCCAAAGGAACAAAGAAAAAAAAGAAAGGAGGTAAAAAATAATGGCTAAAGGATTTTTTGAAAAACTAAATGATTACAAGGCAGAAAAGCCAAAGCCAAAAAAGGCAAAACCTAAGAAAGACAAAGACTGATGGTTCGCAGACGTTTTAGAAAAGTTGCAAAAGACAAAAAAACAGGTGTTGCTAAGAAGTATCTCAGCGGGGCCAAGAATAAAAGTGCAAAAGCGGCAGAAATAAAACGTACAGCAGAGGCATACAAAAGAGGTGAATTTATTGATATAAAGGCAGTATCCAAATCACGCACAAAACAAGATGGCTCCAAAAAGAAAACCACTGTCCGCCGCCGTAGAAAAAAGTCTTAGGGCAAAGGCAGAGAAATCAAGATTTACATATCGTCAGCTTGCAGCCGTTTATAGGCGTGGGCAAGGTGCTTACTTGTCTAGTGGATCAAGAAATGTTCCTATGGGTGCGTGGGCTATGGGAAGAGTCAATAGTTTTATCTCTGGAAAAGGTGGGGCAAGAAAAGCAGATGCTGATTTGTTGAGGAAAAAGAAATGAGACTGACGACTAGACAAAAGAACACACTTGCAAAGCACCAGAAAGCTCATGGTCACACAAAGGCTCATATGGAATATATGAAACGTAAAATGAGAGAAGGGGTATCATTTACTGAAGCACACAATATGGCAATGAAGAGGAAGGGCAAATGAGTGATCCAAGACTGAAAAGGTTTGGATTGTCTGGTTTTAACAAACCAAAGAGAACCCCATCACACCCAACTAAGAGTCACGTTGTTTTGGCAAAAGAAGGCGATAAGGTCAAACTTATTAGATTTGGACAACAAGGAGCAAAGACAAAACCACCCAGAAAGGGCGAATCAGAGGCAGATAAAGCAAAGCGCAAGAGTTTCAAGGCTAGACACGCAAAAAATATTGCAAAAGGCAAAATGTCAGCAGCTTTTTGGGCAGACAGGACAAAGTGGAGCTAATATTGTGAATAATTGTAAATTTTTTATTTATGGCAGACGAAGTAATTAAGCCTGATAACTCAGCTGAAATGGCTGCATTGAAGGCAGAAGTTGAAAGACTAAGAAAGTCTAATAGTGAAATATTAGATGATTACAAGAAAGCTAAGGAAGCTGCAAAAGCTGTTCCTCAAGATGTAGATGTAAATGCTTTGATTGCTTTTAAGCAGAAAAAAGAACAGGAAGAGCTTGAGGCAAAAGGCAGATATGAAGAGGCTACAGAAAAACTAGCAAGTCAGTACAGGGAAGCAGAACAACAGCAAAAACAAAGGATTGAGCAGTTGTTAGCTGAGAAGAGACAGCTAGAGGT